CTTATGTGCAAAGTATCATCAACTTGTACTACACCAGTTCCTGGAGAACTAATAACCATGTCTTGATTACTAGCTGTAGTTTCAATAACTGATCCAATAATTCTTATTTCTGGTAATTCGAATCTATCTTCATAAAGTTTAGCATTAACATTTCCGTCAATATTAAAATTAACAACACTTGGTAATCCAGAAACATCAGTATCGTTAATAACAATAGCAGTTTGTGTACCTGCATTACCTTGTCCAATTGTTGATATATTAACTGTATTAAACGCATTAGTAATTGAACTGTCAACATACTTTTTGTTTGGAATGTCGTCATCGTCGGTTACTTGTGTTTCGTAGTTATTAGTTCCAGTAACACTAATTGTACCAGTGCCAGAGTTTATAAGATATAAGTCTCCGCCACCAGTGTTAATATTATTTGTCCGAATACCTATAAGAGCGTTGTTTGCATCTTTAAAAACAAAGGCGCCTGTTTTTGTTGTATCTGTAACAGGATCTGACCATGTTATATCTTCATTAAATGTAAATAACGCATTAACATATGTACCACGATCCATTTCTAAACCAGAATCATTAAGTGTAATACCTGCGCCAGTTTCTCCAGTATTAAGTGTTAAAATATTATCCTTAATATTTAAATTCTGAGAAGTTACTGTAGTGGTATCACCTTGTACAACTAAATTACCGGTAATAGTTGTAGTTCCTTGTTGGAAGCCAGTATCAAGCGTTATAGTCCCATTATCCTGGACTATAACGCTATAATTTCCTGTAGGTACATTTACGTACTTAGACATTCAATATATCCTATTATGTAGCTTGAGCGTCGACTACAATGCCGCCAGTTTCTGTTGCTGCTACTGTTGCTACACCACCTGATGTATATCCAGTAAATCCACTACCGTTAATACCTGCTAATTGGAAAGTATTTGTTGCAGTACCTGCTACTGTGTATGCAGTTGCAGTGTTAAGCTCTACCATGCCAACTACTCCGCGAATCGAAACTTTAGTTCCGTTTGCAAGAGCGTGACCGTTAGATGTAATAACAACTGGATTAGCTGCTGTTGCACCTGTGATTGGTCTTTCCTGTGCTGCACTTTTGCCTGCGGCTGTTCTAGCCCATTTGGCATTTCCTACGTATGATGTACCACCTTCAACTTGCATTGTTCTGTTGCGAAGTTTAGTAATCTGCTTAGTAACACCTGCACTGTCTGCAACGTTAATGCAAAATTCACTTGCAGCTAACGCTCCAGGTGTTTTGTTAACTAGTGTACAAACTTCAGTCTTGGTTCCGTCAGTAACGTTAAACTTGTTAGTTGAACGCTGTGACACAATATGTGACTCTGTTGCCGCTGCTATTTCTGCGCCGGCTGCAAATCTCACTGCTGTTACTTGAATCTTTCCAGCACCGTCTCCGATGTGTTTTTTATTAATTGGTCTTCCCATTGTTTTTCTCCTTAATAAGTTGACGTTCTAGGTCTACACGGTGGGCCCGCATAAGTCCTCATCATAGAGGTTCTCTCTTTGACAATGTATTTATCATTAGGAGTAAAAGAAAAAGTGTGGGATGGACTTCTAAATAAGGTGATAGGTTGGGATTAATGATTACCAACAACTCCTTAGCAACTCATTTCTAAGTTCGGAGAGCCTAACATCGAACCGTTAAGTCCAAAATCTATATCTTCGTATCTCTACGCTCATACAGTCCCACTACAGGTGCTAGCCAAGTTCACAACGCTGCGGTTGCTTGTTCCTTGCACTATCTAACTAAAGGATATCTCCTAAGCTATACATATATAATAGCACTAAAAGGAATAGTTGTCAACCATTAAATTACATTTAATTTGGAATATCTTCACGATAATCTGTATAATAATCCCAACACAACTTTCGAGATTCAAACTCTTTATCTATTACTGCTTGCTTACAATAAGCATTTATCTTTTTATTACCTGGTTCGAATATAAACAAGGTTAAAAACAAACCTACTACTAATACTACGTCCATGTGTATTCCTTATATTATCTAGTCAAAAAAATAGGCCCCCTAAAGGGCCTATTTTAATCTATTATTTTATCAAAGTAAAATTAACTAAAGTTAACGTTTCCTGATTCAATAGATACTGCACCAAGATAGTCAGCTGCATTACCAAGTGACGATGCTGTGTTGTTTAACTCCACATAACCGTAACGTGTCATAAAGCTTACTGTTGGCTCAAATGTACCTGGATCCAGTACTACACCTGAGGACATTAGCGGAATGTATGGGCAATAGAATGCTGCCGCATCAGACTCGCTAGAGCCTTTGTAACCAACAATGATGTTAGCGTTGTCTGCAGCATATGTGTTAACATATACTTTCATTGCATTATTCAAAGTACCAACCATCTTAGTGTTAGTTGGAGCTTCAAAAGTGCCTTCAGTTGTTCTTGCAAACGCTGAAGTTGTAGCAGACTGTAGAATTGTTAGTGCAAAAGGACTAACAACAGCCCAGTTACCTGCGCCTCTACGTGTACGCTGAGCGATTTGGTTTGATACTCTGTTGATTTGAACAGCTAAAGCAGCATGCTCGTCACCAACAAAAGTAGCAGTACCAGATACCGCTGCTTGGTCATAATTTTGTCCTGCTGTACCAGCAAGAGTAGTTAGACTCGAAATTACTTCCTGATCAATTTCAGCTGTAATTTCTTGTGCTAAAGCAGCCATAATTTCTGCTTCAACGTCAATGCCATGCATTGATTGTGCATCTTGAGCAGCTTCAAAAGTCCAACGAGCACTCAACTTACGAGTTTTCGCTTCAACTGTCTGCTTTAAGATTTGGATCGAAAGCTTATTACCAGGTGCGCCTTCTAGAACGGCTGTGTTAGCAGCTACTCCAGCAGTTGTACCTGAATAAGACTCAGCAATTTTAAACGGGCTAAGTGCTTCTTCACCAGCAGTTGCACCTGATGCACCTGCGTTGAACGTATCCGAATAACGAACACGTAGCGTGTGGATTTGACCCACAGGACCTGTCATAGGCTGAACACCAACTAATTCGTTAGCAATAACGGTTGGCATTACACGTCTGATGACGGGTAGGATAACTCTGTTAAGAGTTGCGACATTACCGGCGGATGTTGTACCTGCAACGGCTGTTTCAGACAAATACCTACGGGTATTTTCTAAAGTGGTAGCCATTACGCCTTTTTTGTTGCCTTGTAGGCCTTCCAAAAGTGCAGTTTTCGTATCCTGCCAGCGGCTTTCTAGTAGTTCTGACATAATTATCTCCTTAATTTAAACCAGCTAAACGTTTGATGTCAACGACGTTGTCGCTTGACGTATCTACGCTTGCTTGCTGTGATGAACTAGTTGTAGTTTGTTTTCTGTTGCCTGTTACTTCAGTGCCTTCTGTTAATTTAGCCTTCTTAGCTGGAGTATTACCGTCGATTACCGCTGGTAGGTATTTGTCAAACTGTGTTCTTAATTTCACGGTCTGAACTGATTCCAGTAAATCTGTCATAATTTCGCGTTGATCTTTTGCCAATGGCCCAAGTAAATCGCTAATTAAGTCTTTTCTTGTTGCTGCTTCAACAATACGCTTTTTATCTGCGTGTGTTGATTCAGCGATTGCTTTCGCCTTCTTTACAAACTGTTTCGCTTCGTCAAGTTGCTTGTTTTTCATGTCAACAACTTTAATTAGTTTAGCAGTCTCTGAATTTTCATTTAGGTAGCTAGTACCATATTCAGAAGCAAAGCTTTCGAAGATTTTACGACCGAAGTCATTTTTTCGTGCTGTGTCAATATCTTCTTTCAATGCGTGGATTTCACCTTTCAGTGATTTACCAACCATTTCAGATACTGCTGTAGCACTTCTTTCGATAAAGTTTTTCTTAACTTTAGCAAAGTGGTTCTTAGCTTCACGTACAAGGCGTACCTTGGTTTCGGCTAAGTCTTTTTTGTCTTCTTGGAATTCGGATATTTCGTTAGCCAAGGCATCTACAATAAACTCTTCTAGTTTGGCATAATTATCAGCCATAACCTTTTTGTCTTCATGTAAATCTTTGATTTCGTTTACTAATTGCTCAGCAACAAAACCTTTGAGTAAGTTTGCATTCTCACGTTGTGCAACAGCATACTTCGCTTTTGCTTCTGCAAGTTGTTTGCGGTCGTCAGCAAACTCTGCAATTTCTTCTTGAAGTCGCTCAGACAGCATGTTATCGATAGCTTCGACCATAGTCTCTTTATCGTGTTCATACTTTGTAGCAAATTCTTCACGTAACTCAGCAGTTGCCTGCATTTTGTTTTCCTGAATCTTGCTATTCCATGCTTCTTCAATCTCAGCCTTGATTTCAGATGATACCACGTCATTTTCAAAAAGTGTTTTTAGTGCATCTATCATACTTTCTTCTCCTAGTTTATTGGAGTTTGCTAATAATATTTATTAGCGATTCCTTTAGATACTTCTGTGCCTTTGGATCGTGTCTTGTTGCCTGTGCCATTTCGTATGCCTTCATTCCGCCACGTGCATTCATTAGGTGCTCGTATATCGGAGTTGGGTAAGCGCCTGGAGCACTTGGTTGTGCTACTACGTCTACCGTAATTATTTCAAAGTCGGAAACTTCGCCGCTTCCGTCTTCGGAAACATTACCCGATCCCCTAGACGAAACACCTAGTTTAACTCCGCTCTCAAGCATTGTTTTAACTAGTTGTCCCATAGGGGTCGGTAATATCTTCATTTTTCCATAACCATTTGCATCTTCCATCCACGTTTCCGTAATCATGTGCGATACCCGGTCAAGGTTAACGTTAAGTCCATCTGGATGATCAACTTCTCCGAGAACGCTATATCCTCCAGTGATTTGATCGTTGAGAGTTTTGACAGCCCTGCCAATTTCATTTACAGGATACACTCGCTGATTAGCATTTCGAATTCCACCTTGGATAATAATACCTTTTAAATAAAGGTCTTTACCTTCAGTGGAAGATTCGACTACCATCTTCGCCTGGTCAAATGTCAAGTTCTCTTGTAGCTGTATCATTCAGTCTTCCTTAACTTACTTGCTGCCGATAAGCGATGACTTGTCAGCTGCTGCTTCTGGCTTGCCTTTTTTCTCTGCACCGTGGCCTGGAGCTGCTTTTAAAGATTTAGAAGCTTTTCCGCCTGGTACATTTACATTGCCGCCGTCTTGGTCTTTAGCGTTCATATCGCCTAGACCAGCATGCTCGCCACCTGACTCTTCAGTACCTTGTACTAAGTTGCCTGCTGTGCCGCCCATGTTATTTGAGCCTGCAACTGAACTTTTAGTGTTTGCTCCGTTGTCGCCCATTTTAGCTGATACTTTTTCTACGTATTCACGCATTTGCTCACCAGCTGATAAAGGTGTAATTGTTGCCTGGAAAGGCTCTTCGCCTGCAGACTCTTCAGTTTCGTCGTCCATACCTAAATCTGGCATGCCCGCATCATCTTCTTCGCCGCCTTCAGCATCGTCGTCAGCTTCTTCGCCGTCGTCTTCGCCTTCGTCACCTGACATCATTTTTTCAAATTCTGCTTTTAGGTCGTCTAGTGCGTCTTCTAAGTCTTCAACACGATCTTCAACATCACCTTCTGGTGCGTCATCATCGTCGTCACTATCGCCGTCTAGATCTTTTTCTAATTCGTCAGTTGCATCGCCGCCTACATCCATTGGATCAGCTTCGACTTCAAACTCGTCTAAGTCAAAGTTTTCTTTAACTTCTTCGTCGTCGTCTTCTTCAACTTCTTCATCGGAAGCTTCATCAACTGCGTCATCTTTATCTTCGTCATCATCTTTAGAAGCTTCTTCAACTTCTTCGTCTGATGCTTCATCAACATCTTTGTCGTCTTCTAAAAGACCTTCATAGATATCTCTGGATTTTTCTACCACAATCTCGTGGAATAATTTTTCTGCTGCTTCCTTGTCTTCATTGACAAGCAATTCTAGCATATGTTCAAATTTATTGCGATCTGCCATTTTTACTCTCCTATTAAATGTATTGTACATACCGATTGGGTATGGGCTGTCATAATATATTTACTCTATTCACAGAAAAGCACGTAGTTATAGGCTCAAAACGAACCATTTCAATATTTTGTCAGATATTAAAGGAATTTTTAAAATCCTTAACATACATATTCTCGATATTTTCTAGTTTCAATAACTCCGGAGGAGTAATAAAACTGTCTCCTACTACTCTTATATATCTCTTTTCTGGATTATTCTGGCAAGTAATTATGGTCTGCTTGAGCCAATTGCCATAATACGTTGCTTTTTCTGTTGGTGCCTTATAGTTTTGTGTGCCTGCGTAAATATTATTTACTAATGTACCTGTTCCTTCGTAATCAAATCCTAAAATATAGATAGTATCATATTTTGTTGTATCAGATGCTAACCATAGTGCAGTAGGGCCACTACTCCAACCTTTTGATGGTTGAAAGAAGTTAAATCCTGTCATTTCATTGTATGCACGATTAGGATTAGTCCATGTAGGAACACGATGTTGTATTCCTGCCTTGTTAATTTCAAGAACCATTTTTGTATCAACTGCTACAAGATGATCAGGCATAAAATCCCTGTATACAGCATTACATCCGTATATTTCACCTAATGGTCGTAAACTTTCTAAGCTTATTGGATTTCTACTTGTACCATTGCCAATTACAAATGCAATGTTATGTTGATTAGTTACAGTCTTAACTGTCTCTACAGTAGTTTGTTTTGTTGTGTTAGGGTTCTTGTTTAGATTTTTGCGGACTTTACGCTGTGCTTTAGTTTCACCAGGAATATATTTTTTCATTCATCTCTTTATACAGCTTCTGCGTTAGCTGCAATACCATACATTTGCTTAACGAACTCAAGTTCTTTTTGCTTTTCCTCTGTATGTAGTTCAGATGATTTACGTAACCTGTTAATTTGAAACAGTTTTAAACGAGTCTTACGTGTGTCGCTCTTTTTCATAGGTGAATCGTCATACTCCGGCTCGTAGCGTTTATCGTCTACTGCCTCAACAGACTCTTTATCAAAATAAAATAATTCTCGTAGTATCATACTGTTATTTATACCGTTTGGTCCGTTGCCGGTGCCGCACCTAATTCAGCGCCTGTAACTGTATCCGGTGATGCACCTTCGCCACCGTCTACTGGCATTTCGCCATCGCCTTCAACTTCGTCTTCCATGCCGCCAAGATCGCCACCAATTGTTGATGGACTAATACCAGCATCTCTCATTTCAGTTGATGCTTCACCTGGAATAGGCTCTAAGTTCTCTTCATTTTCTTCTCGCCACATACGTTCATTCTCTGCAACTTCCTCGTCACTCATACCTAAGAAACGTTTAAGTGCAAATCTATTTGACATGTAAGGAATAGCTGCCATTTGTGTGTATGTTGGTACACGAGCATTATCAATCTCAGCCTGTCTATAGCTTGCAAAGTTCTGTGGTGGTTGGAATTTAAGATCAAACATTGCTGTGTCGATATTAATTCCTCTTTCAAGGATATATCGTTTAAACTCTTGATCAAACTCTTCAACAACTAAGTTTTGTAGTCTTTCACAATATGTATTAAATCTTAATTCTTGTATATAGGCTGTTCCGACTCTTCCATCATTGTATTGAGCAGCACTGTCGTCAGCCCCGGTTGGTAGATAGCTGCTAGGGATTCGTAAACCACGTACGAGCTTATTAGTAAAATATCTAAGGTCATCAATTTCTCCAAGGTTAGTACCGCCTGGTAATGTTTCAACTTTTGATCCACGCCCTTCAGCAGTTTGTGGAAAGAAGTAATCTTCGTTGATTGACAAAGGATTGTATGAACTGTCTATGACATTAGTTCCGCCCCCAGTCTGCGATGGAATTCGTCTTTGATGAATTTCCGTCTTAACACGCTCTACAAATTGCATAGCAAGATGAGATGGCATATTACCCACATCAACATAGAATACTCTTCTTTCTGGAGCACGTTGTACTCTGTAAATAATAATAGCATCTTCAAGCAATTCTTTTTGCTTGTACACTTTGAAGATAGTTTCAAGTAAGCTATTACCAAATGGATAGTTGTTGTCTAATCCTTCTGATAAACTTAAATGCACTACATCTTTTGCATCTACTGTCATCTCACCATCGTCAGTAGTAAATCTACTTCCGCTAGCTGATGCATTTGGCTGTCCTACTTGTCCACGGCCGCCGGTTAGTGTGCTTCCTGGATTAGTTCCTGCATTTCCAATGTTTCCGTTTGTGTTATACGGAGTAGTAGCAATACCGTCTTTAAAATTAAAGTTTACATTCTTAATAACATACTGCTCAGGAGTTTTGCCTTCGCTTTCGTTTACAATAATACGTGTTACGTTTGCTGGATCAACATGAAACCAGCGTTTAGTTTCTGGATCTCTTACAAAAAACTGATCTCCATATTTAAATACGTTACGAAGTATTCTAAAAATCTTTGTTTCAAAGTGTTGTAGTTTATTCCATTGCTGTAAGTACTGTCCGATAATGTTTATTTCACTGTTGGTTGCTTTATTTTTATATTCAACAAGGAAAGGTGTATTGTTAGACTTATTTTTCTGCGAACAAAACTCAGCAAGAATATCTAGTGCAGCATTAACTTCACTGTCTTGGTCCATAGTGTTATATTGACTATAACGCTCAACTCTGTTTGGACTGCCGACATATACATCTGGCAAGTAGCTAGAATAATTTGTTTTTGCAGGGCCTGCAAGGTTGCCACTGTTACGAGCAGTGAATGGGCTGTAACTACCGTTTTGATTATCGCCTGTTGGAACAGGTGTAAAGTATTTTTTCCAGCTCATCTTTTATTTTTCTCCGTACTATACTTCATCAGCAAGTTTCTTAGTAAACTTTCGAGTATCCTTTGCATCAGAACTCAGTTCTAACAAAATAGTCTGTATGTTTGTCATCGTAGTATTTAACTGATCTGAGCTTTCTCCGGCCGCCTTGCTGGCAGCTCTGCCAGCACGAGTGTTAGCAAGTTTGTTTGACTTAGCCATTTCATCGTTTAATTTTTTAAATTCATCCTTTAGTTCTACAATAGAATCTTTATAATCGTCAGCTGCATCAGCATCTAATGCAGATTTTAATGTTTTTAAGCTTGATTCTAGTCCAGGAGCAGATCCAAGACTTGCTAATGCTACGCCTACAGCTTTTATTCCGTCTGGGTTAGTCTCGCCTAAGTCTTGCATTCTACTAGCAAAGTGCTTGTGTAAGGTTATTTCTCCCATTCCAGTTGGAAGTGAAGACATTGCGTTACCAAACGATACCATAGCTTCTGCATTTATTTTAACCTTTGCAGAGTTAAGATCCATATCACCAAAATCTTTTACTTGATCAAACGGAGTGTCTGCGCCAAAGAAGCCAGCAATAGCTTTACCAAAAGATGCAAACGCTCCATCACCTGGCATCTTACTAGGCATTGCTGACATTGCTGTTCCAAATGCTATCATAGATTCTGCATTTGACTTAACTGCAACACCGTCAATAGCTACTGCTGCAAACTTGACAAGTTGATCTATTGGACTATTTGCCATTAAGGTGTTTATCGCACCGCCGATAGCTCCTGAAATAGTTTGGTCAATAGTTACTGCACCGCTCATTGCTGTATTAAACGCTATCATAGCGCCAGCGTTAGTAGCAACTTGGACTGAATTAATTTTAGTGTCACCAAATAGTTTTAATTGCTCTACTGGATTAGTGGCGCCAAAGAATCCTGCAATTGCATTACCAATTGCTGATGATACACCTTCTGGAGGTTTTGTAGCAGTAGCCATTGCTGTACTAAATGCTATCATCGCAGCTGCATTTAATTCAACTTTCTTAGTATCAATTACTGCTTCGCCAAACTTCTTTAACTGATTTACTGGATCTGTTGCTCCAAAGAATCCTGCAATACCACCGGCAATTGCACCGGCAATATCTGAAAGTCCTGCATTAGACGCACTAGACGCTGCTGACATAGCAGTACTAAATGCTGTTAGTGCTTCTGCATTTGTTTTAACCTTTGCTCCATCAATATTAGCATTAGAGAACTTTTCCATTTTAGTTAATGGATCGTCTCCACCAAACAATCCAACAATGCCTTGAGTTATTCCACCTACTAAACTTCCTAGTCCGCTAATTGCTGACCCTGCACCAAATGCAGCCATACCAAGAGCAATTGCTCCCATGCCTTTTCCTGCTGATATTAATTTAGCACCGTCTAATTGTTCAAAAGACTGCATGCCGTCTGCCATAGTAGGCAATGATTTACCAACCATCCAAACAGCGCCTGCAATTGCGCCACCTATTAATACTATTGCTGCACCTAATGCCGCTGCACCTAATACAACTGCTGGATTAGCAAATGCTGAAATACCTCCTGCTAGACCTTTTAGTATGCCGCCAAGGCCTTTACCTATTCCTTTACCGATGCCACCAATGCTTTTTCCAAGGCCACCACCGCCACCAGCTTTGCCGCTGGCGCCACCGCCACCACCGCCGCCCATAGGAAGACTTTTACCTGATGTTGCAGGATTGCCTCCAAAGCCTAATGATTTGCCAATACCGCCAAGTGATTTTGACAGGGCATTTTTAACTAACTTGGCTGCAAACAATGCTCCAACTGCAATTACAAGTCCTTTAATTACTGTTCCGCTTGAAAACATTGAGCTGAATATATCGCCAAGCATATCTTTTAATCCACCAATTGCTTTATCCCAAACAGCTTTTAGTCCGCCTTCTTTAAAGACAGCCATCCATTCGCCAATAGTAGTTTTAATAACTTTTGCAATATCTTGAATACTTTCTTTCATTTCTGGTGAAGCAAACAGATCTCCAAGTTCGCCCAGTGCTGTGCCAAGCATTTCAAATAATCCACTATCCATAAGTGCTGTTTGAATAGTGCCGCGTAATCCCTTAATAGAGTCTTCAAACGTAGTCATAGACTTTGTTGTTGCGTCTGCTTTCTTTTGATCTTGTTTAGCTGCCTTGAGGTTCATTCCTCCTAATTCGTTCAACTGAACAGCAGCATCTAATGCAGCGGCTACCTCAGGTTGTGACTGTCTTATGCTTTCAATAAATGCTCTTCTAGATTGTGCATCTGCAATTTTATCACCAGTGTCAATCATAGCAAATTTTTCTAAGGAGCCACCAGCAACCTTAAACGCATCTAGTAAGACTTGCGGATCAGCACCTTGTCCTATTTGTTTTAAAGCTTCTTGAACTGCTGGACCGCCGTCGCCTAATGCCGCTAAAAACTTACCGGTTGCTTCGTGGTTCATGGTGCCGTCTATCATGTCTTTCATCGCATCACCTGCAACGCCGCCGACTTTGTCAAGTAGTCCCATACTGATTTGAAGATTTTTACCACCTTCACTT